CTGTGTCTCATCACCTTAACTAGCGGTTGCCAGTAAGTTTATTCAGTCACTCCCTATGTTGCGTCCAACTCTTGTATAATAACAGACTCCTCACAGGTTGTCAACCCCCTATTACGTCAAATACCGCTTTCTTCATTGATTACAGAGAAATTTTGTCTCTTTTCTACCCTGAGTATCCTTTCAAACTTATCTTGTAGGACATCAGTTTTGTGTGAAATTATAAACACGTTGGTACTGTCGTTAAATGCCCTTAAAATCTTCATAAAGTCATAAGTTCCTGCTATATCCAGAGAACTGTCAAATATCTCGTCAAGTATCAGTAAATTAGTGTTGGCACTGTTTTTCATCTTAGCAATGGTTCTCCATGTGAACAGAAGTGCTAGATCTATCCTCATTTTCTCCCCTTCAGAGAAGGATGCGTAAGAAAATTCGTCTCTGAACCTAGATTTTATAGTCTCTTCAAAATTTTCATTGAGATCAAATGAAACATAGAAATCTAACTCGTTAAGATACTTATTAATCAGTTGATTCATGATCGGAAGGTACTTTTTGATGATCTGAGACTTGATTCCAGTGTCCTTGAGCAGTGATGAACACACATCAAAATTTTCTTTGACCTTCTTAGTTTCCTTGAGTGCTGTCTCTCCTCCTAGACCCTCTTTTACCAGTGTTTTTAGGTTATTTTGCTCTCTTTTTAGGTTATCTGTGTTAGGTGCGTTGATCTCTTCTTCTATCTTCTTCATAGATTTTTTCTTCCACCTAATCTCCTTGGTGTCGGATGAAATATTGCTCTGAATGTCCCTAATTTCCTTGATTTTACCCTCTTTTAGTGATACTTGCTCCTTGATCTCTTCAAGCTTCTGTTTAAGATCCACTGTGGCACTTGCAATTTGATTGAGTTGGTCGCTAATTCCCTGTTGATGGGTCTTTTTGCTTCGTTCTGTAATAGTTTGGCTACAAGTTGGGCATCTATCGTTTTCTTCATAGAATTTCATCTCCTTATTAAGTGTTTTCTTTTTGTCATTGAACTTAGACTGGTACACCTTCAGTTCATTTAACTTAGAGGTCACATCACCTATGGAATCTGCCTCATTTTGGAGGGAATCTACAGTTTCTGCTGCTTTTATGATGTTATCCTCTAGCACGTCTACCTCAGTCTGTAACGTGTGGATATCCGTACTCTTTGCTTCCCTCTGTTTCTTCTGATTTGCCTTAATATCCTCTATAAATCGCTGTTGTATCTCTACTTTTTCCTTGATTAGGTCAAGGTCATATGTTGCCTGTGTTATGCTGTCACGTAGTCCTTTTGCTCTTCCTTTAAGGATCTCATTCATGGTAGAAAACACCTTAATATCAAGCAAATCCTCTATAACTTCCCTTCTATTGGGTGCTGTGAGTTGCATGAAAGGTACGAAGGTACTGCTACCTAGTATGACTACCTGTGTGAATGACTTATAGTTTAACTTTAGTACAGATTGCTCCAACCAGACCTGTTGATCACGTTGATTTGACTCCTGATTGAGTGCTGTACCGTCTCTAAAAATTTCAAATATATTTGGCTTCACTCCTCTGTTCACTTGCCAATGAGTTGACCCTATCTTGAACTCAATAGAGACCAACATCTCCTTTTCATTGACAGCATTTACCAGTTGTGCTTGTGATATCTTACGGAAAGGTTTCTTGAACAGGACAAAGCAGATGGCATCAAGCATCGTGCTTTTTCCTGCCCCGTTGGAACCAACAATTAGTGTCGATGGACTACCTATCAAGTCAACTTCGCTGAAAGCGTTCCCTGTTGCTAGGAAATTCTTCCAACGAATTTTCTCAAATACGATCATAATAATTAGACAAATTAAAAATCAGGAGGTATCACGATTTGGTCTGGTTTGACCACATAATATGGATGATTATACTTTTTACAAGTACCAATCGCTTCATCTGGCGACACTTCTACCGCATTCATTAATGGGTAGTCGTTGGCTTCCAATAATCTAGCATAGCGTATTGCGTCGTCTTTGTCAACAAACAGGTAAAGCGTCTTTTTACCGTCTCTTTGAACGGAATAAGCACCCAAGTCCTCCTGTCCTTTGAGTGCTAAGATGTACATCAGACTAACTCCAGTGCTTCAACGTAAAGGGATTTGAGAATGGTTTTGATACCGTCTTTATCATGGTATTCCATACCATTTACATAGTTTTCTAGTAGTGTGAGGGTATCTTCCTTTTCTATATCTATATCATCAGAAAACTCAGAGTCATATGATGAATCTTCTACTACTTTGATGTCATGTACACCATTAACATAGAGTTGTGAGATGAAATATTCAAATTTTTGAGTGTCTTTTTTGTTCTCAACGATGACTTTCACCATCTTATTCTTGTACTGTCTGGTGTCAGGAAGTTTCCTCTCGTCATAAAAAATCTTGGCGAAGATATGATAGGGATTTTCTATGAATGTCTTCTCTTTTGTGGTCGTATTGTACCCATGGAACCCTCTTTCATCACCCCAGTCGTTCCAGTATATGTGATAGGGATTACCTAGGTAGTGACAGTTACCATGGTGTGACTTAGTGTGGTAGTGACCACTAAAAACTTGGTCAAATTTGGTAAAAAGGTTCTTATCTATACCATGTGTCATGGTAAATCCTTTGTGTGCTTCAAACCCATTGAGTTCTAGATGACCCATCGCTACAGTAGCAGTGGTTTCTTCTATCATTTTAAAGGTATTCTCTTGATTTTCAGCATTTATCCATGGTATGAACAGTATTTCTAGGTCACCTATCATCACCTGTGTTGGTTCAGAATATATGTGTATGTTAGGGTAATCAACAAGGAAACTATCCAGTGTATTTACGGTGTTTGTGTCCTTATAATAGGCAGTATGGTTCCCCACGAGTGCGTGAACCTCGACCCCCATTTTTTCTAGTCTATTGAAGTAATTATTTCTTGCCCAATCCACTGACCAGATGTCTACATTCTTACGATTGTCAAATGTATCACCTAAATCTAGCAGTATTTTTATATTATTCTCCTCTAGATATGGAAAGAAGATGTTGTCATAGAAGTCAAGGAAGTAGTCATGAAAATGTCGACTAGACTTCCTAGCACCGAAGTGCTGATCAGTTATTATTGCTATATTCAATTTGATTTTACCTGTACGTTCTCTTTTATGCTGTTCATTGCTGAATGATCATCGTTACCATCACTGTGGAACAGTTGATCGTACCCTGATTTTGTTATAATTTTGTTCTTTATCTCTAATTGTCTCTTCTCTTTAGAAATCCTACGTAAGAAAGCATAGTATATTATCTGTGTAAAATATGCGAAAGGGTTACTCGACTTGCTTGGGTCGAAATTTCCTATGTATTGTACACAATTCTCTATCCCATCACATATCATGTCCTCTCTGAACATATAATTGACAAAGTTAGGTTTGTATGACAGGTGTGTTGCTATCTTAAGAAAACATTCTCCAATGTAATTGTTGATGCGAGGTCTGGGTTCACCATTTTCCTCAGCAACCTTACATTCTGCCTTGAAATCTACAAGGGCAAGAAGGAATTCTTTGTTATTAACGTAGTGTTCTGACTTCTTTTTCATACCAATGAGTTTGGTTACTTACAGTATACTATGTTACGATGTTAACGTCAAGCTTGACAACATGCTTTGAAAGGTGTACACTAACTGTGTAGCAGGTTCAAAGACATATTAGGACCATTTATTTTTCTTTTTAAAGATAGACTCTAGAATTGCTCTAGACTCCTCCACAGATCCAAGATCACCTTGTTTCCTAGGGGGATTTTTTGTTGCTTCTGGGTCAATCTTCTCTATAGACATCTCATAGAAGGCAGAAACCTCAGCGTCACACTCTACACATGTGACTATTCTATCCATAGGTACTAAAAATGATCTCTCTCTAGAGAATTTCATCCAAGGGGAGACCTTGGCACCCACGCGGTCAGCAACTGTTACTTCTTCTACAAGGATAGGGTTCTCAAGAACCACATAGTTTCCGTTCTCATCGTCCACATATGTAACTCTAGATAAAATCTCTTCACCTGTTACAATCTTAAGTGCTCCGAGGAACTCGTCGTCAGTTGGCATATCTATTTCGTTTGTAAGTTGACATCAATAAATTCATAATCAAATGATTCTTCATTGTATATTTTAACACGCTCAACCAAATGATTGAGAGTATAGTTGCGACGACCTCCTTTTGAGATGTCATCTGCTATATCATATAGTACAGCTTTTCTTTTATTGTCTCCCTTACGGAGTACCCGTCCGATTGACTGTAAATTCCTTATTCGCGACTTAGAAGGGGATGCGAATACTACATTATGTAGGTTTCTTATGTTGATACCAGTGGAGAAAGTACCGTACGATGCTACGATTATACTATCTTTGGTGGTCTCAGCGATTCTTCTTGCCTTCTCTCTGTCTTCGGTCTCTACTCCACCGTAGATGAGAAAGGTTTGTCTTGAATCCTCTACATGATTATTTATCAAATCGAATAGTGGCATACCATGTCTCTCAACATAGTTAAACAACACAAGAGTGTTACCTTCTAGATCACATACGAGGTTACGTATGAATCTATTGCGACCCTCATGGGAGCATATGTACTCCATCTCATCCTGATAGTTGTCAAACTCCTTCCACTTATGCTTGAGCATGAGAATTTTGATCTCAAACTCTGATAGGTGTCCTTCTTCAATGAGACAACTGGTCTTGGTAACTTTGTTAACAGCACCAAATACACCCTCTAAGACCAGTCTATTGGTCTGTAACCCGTCTAACGTACCTGTGAACCCTATTCTATACTTACAGTCATGTAATTTATTCATGATACCAGTCAATGACTTTGCTTTGAACTGGTGTGCTTCATCACCTATGACTGCTCCAAAGGATTCAAAGTACTTTTTGGGTAACTTATAGATGGATTGCCATGTAGTTATTATAACATCTTTCTCAGAAAATGGGGTCGCCCCGCCATATACTTTGTGACAATGATGATGTACACCCCAACCATAGTCTTTGAAGTCCTTGTACATCTGCTCTACAAGGGACGTAGTAGGCACTACAATGAGTGTCTTTAGATTTTTCTTACCAAAGTACCTACAGAGAGCATATATCATAAGACTCTTACCACTAGCAGTAGGTGACAGGAGCAATCTTCTCCTGTATCTCATTGCTTCGTAGATTGCTTGGTACTGATAGTCTCTTACTTTGTGAGGTAGTGCAAGTCCCTTAACGAATACCCCGACAGCAGTGGGTGTAACAAGGTCATCCACTTCCTCTGGAAGTCCGTAGACATCGTTGTTGACGAATTCGTATGGGTACCCTCGTTCCTGTAAAAAAGTTGTAACGTAAGGTAGCAAGCCAGCATATATTTCGCCTGTAGCTGGACTGAATAATTTGATTTTTCCATCCCAATACCTCTTCTTGTAGGCAGACATGAACTTTGCTTGAGGCACCTCGAAGGTGAACTCGTCTGCCAATTCATATTGTACGTGGGGTGGGCAATCTAGTGTGAGATATACTTCGTTCTTCTTCTTGATAAGGACATCAGACATCGTAACCCTTCAGCATTTTGGCAAACTCAATCGCATTCTTAATCATAAACGATTGATTGTTCACAGCCGTTAGTATACTCTTAAGAGCATCAATCATCTGGTTATAATACTTGAGTTTGAATACAGCCTTCTGATATTTTTCGTCTGAATCTATGTAGATAGAGATGTCTGTCTTTAGAAGTTTAGTAGGAAATGGCTTTTCAGATTTTCCCGTATAATATTCCCAGAGTTCACGGTAAAGTGACTTTAGTTTTAGTTCGTGCTCATCTCTGAGCATAGTTACTTGATTAAGTAATTGAAGATATTTAGCATGTTTCCTTGGTATAGCAAGGGAGTCATGGTCTAATTTTTCATCATCAAGTTTAGAGTCCTCTTTCCACATGGACTCAATCATTTCAAGATTCATACTAAATGTCTCTTTGTCTTATATATCAGACTTTATTTCCGTCGCTGTCTATAAACTCTAGTAAGGTGTATTTGAATGACACATCAGCAGTTACGTAGTCAATATCAGTAGCATCTGCTGACAACCTGACACCACTGAGTGATACAGGAAATAGATTCTCGAATACAACCGAGGTGATGCTATTGAAATTGCTGTCCAGTACTAATAGTCTAGCATCTGTAGTGATTTTTGTAAAGTCTGTTTGTCTGCCAGGTTCATATACACCACGTAGATAATTCTGAAACTCCTCTTCATGCTTAGGGTTAGTCATACCCTTTAACCATTTGTATATCTCATAGTAGTTGTCCAAGTTTTCATTGATCATGAACGTCAGGTTGAGATCACCAAAGGTCATCTTGTCACCAGGTGTATCATACGCCTTGACTCTTGTCTCTATATTTCTATTTCCTATGCTTATCTCAGGTATATTAACTGTTTGACAGAAAAATTCTACCGTAGGTATCCTTTCAATAAGGAATTTAAAACCGACGGGTGATAAAAAGTTTTTACTATCAGGGGTGAATGATGCCATAGTATTATTTAGACATAAAAAAAGAGACCCGAAGGTCTCTTTGGAAAAAATATGTAACTGAATTACATAAGGTTAGCAACTCTAACTCTTCTGTAGTAAGCGTTAGCACCAATGTTTGTGCTGTGCTGTGGATCAGAGTTTGAAAGTGCTGTAAGTCCCTTAGCGAATGGGTTAAGAACCATTCCGTAACGAGTTTTGAACCCGATACGTGGCTGGAATGTATCCTGACCAATCGCTCTGTACATTTGTAGCGGAACGTAAGGACAGTAGAATAATCCTGCGTCATAAGCATTAGTACCTTTGTAACCAACAACATAGTACTGGTCAGCTGATACGTTTGCTGAGTAAGGGTCGATGTACACTTTGAATCTTCCGTTGATTGTACCAACGAATGTGTTTCCTGTGTCATCAATCTCGCCAAGTCCACCAACTGCTTGGTTGATACCTGAAGAGTAGTCTAGAACACCCGCCATAGCAAGAGCAGAAGCAACATCACTTGAAGTGATGATTACATTACCCTTTCCTCTACGAGTCTCTAGTGCGATTGCGTTAGCATCTCTTTCTATCTGGAACAGTAGACCTTTGAATTTCTCAACAGACCATCTTCCATTTGAGTCAACGTCTAAGTCAAATACACCTGCATTTGCTGTGTTAACCTGAGCACCAGGTTTAGCACCTCTGTATACAGTACGTACAACTTCTCTGTTGATTTCAGCAAGGATCTCAGTAGAAAGAATGTTTGCTAGTTCAGACTCGGCATCTAATCCGTGGATTGCTTTCAAGTCTTGAGCAAGTTCAACTG